ACATTCACTCCAGGTGATAATTGAAATGCCATTGGATTTCTCCTTTTATTGTTGGGTCAATTTTCTTTTTATTGTCTATTTAGTTTTTTACAAACTTGATGATAAATAGCCCGCCGGAGGTTCCCACATGTCTCCATCTTCCACTTCTACTTCTCTACGCAGTCCGTCCTCAATAAAGCCAAACGGAAGCATACTTTCTTCACCTAATATTTGCTGTTCTTCCAGCATAATTTTACGGATATCAATACGTGTTTCATCTTTGAAGAATGTTTGTGCTGTCAGCCAAGAATATAGCACCAAACCCATGACGATATCGTCATTGTTGCCCTCTTCGGCCATAAAAGTGTCTTTTTTTCGCACAAATGTATTGAGTTCTGCAATGGTATCAAAGTCGTTGATGAGTAACTTATCACTTTCAATCAGTGTTTTCAAGTTGGCACATCCAATTTTCTTGACTGACTTGGTTGTTTTGATACCAAAACCAACTGAGCGTTTGAAACCAGCCGAGATGCTTTGACCTTTGATGTGGTGGTGTTCTAGCTTGTAGACATTTTCATATTCCAAATCATAGTGTAGAATGTCTACAACTTGCTGGCCGACATTGTTAGTTTCAATCAGGACATAGGCTTCATTGTATCTATTTGCCAGTGAGTAGATTATGGTAGGTAAGAAGTAAAGTGGCAACTTGTTGTTGCGGTATCTGGCTACTTGTTTGTATGGTGCTTCCGTAGCATCAATCATGTTGATTGTATGGTAATCTAGTCCTACACCTTCCGAACAGTCTACTGTAGCAATGTATATTCGTCCTGGCTTTGGATCTTCGTAGATGAATAGATGTCCATCATCTTCAATACGCATTGGATCACGAAATGCCAATGAACGAAGTTTAGCACCAGAGATAAGTGTGGCAGAAGAGCCGATGAACTCTGTCTCAAACTCTTGTCTGAACTGTTCTTCAGATGTGTTTCGGATCGTTTCTTCTTTCCACTTTTCGTCACGACCTGGCACCATTGACCAGTGAACTTCAAGTGTTTTATAAAGAGAACGATTCTCAATGGCATCCATCCACATTTTGTAGAATAGATTTAGACCATTAGGAGTAGAAACAATAATTACTTTTGATGTTTTACCAGACGAAATAACAGGATAAGTAGATGTAAAGAACTCTACTGCCATGTTATGTGGAACGAAGGCAAACTCATCAAGAAAGATTAGATTGTATGTACCACCTCGGACACCCGCTGCTGACGTAGCGTAAGCATAAATCTTTGAACCGTTTTCCAGTTCTAAAGAACGTTTGTTCCAGTTGATAATACCTTGCTGCAACCAGTGTGGAAGATATTCGTATGCTTTTTGAATCTTTGCTAGAATGTCTTGTGCAAGTTGAAGTTTGTTAGCCAAAATACCAATCACAAACTCTTCATTGAACAGAGCACTCCATAACATATAGCCGACAGTGGTAGTTGTTTTACCAACCTGTCGTGGCATCTTTGCAATACAAAAACGATTCTCATGAAACGTTCTAACCATGTCTTTTTGAAAGTCCCACATATCAAATGGGACAAGACCACGGTCAACGTTGACAATTTTTACGTAGTTTGCAATAAAGTATACTGGATCTTCAGCACACTTTGCAAACTCTTTTACTTGTTCTTCTGTAAGGGATAATTCAACACCGACTTTTTTGAGCCTTGCATTACCGAGATACCCGTCATCCATAATTTATCGTGTAAAACTTCTCAACATCCAACCATGTTTTTGATGTGCATCAAGAATATCTTGTAGAAAGTTACCTACTGCTGGCTCATCTGCTGCTTCTGCAAGTGCGATACCTGCACGAAGTTCTGTGATGTATGCTGCATTGTCAGCAACCAATTCACTCATCATAATAAGTGGTGATGGTATAGCAACTGTTTCCGATACTTTAGATAACTCCAACATACGTGAAAGTGATGTCGGTGCATATGAACCTAATGCACGAATGTGTTCTGCGATTGGATCAGTGTTTGCAAATACACCCTCATAGAAGCCACCCAAGAAGTCGTGATATTGAGAGAAGTTAGGTCCCTCTACGTTCCAGTGGTACGTATGTGCTTTGAAATACAAACCAAAGTTTGTACCCAAAATGATTTTCAGTTGTTCTATTAGTTGTTCCATGGTATTATTTATTAGCCTTTATCATCTTTAGTAAATCAGTGGTGGAGCCAACAAAGACTGCTTTGTCAATGTTGACTCCTTTAGAACTATCAGATTGGGGTGCAAGCTCTCTTTTCCTTTTCTGGAGTTCTAGTAAATCTTTGTTCATCTCTGACATATTCTTCATCATGGTAGCCAGCACTTCGTATGCACGTGGAGATTCTGATTGATTAGCAACTAATGCCAAATCTTCAAATGCTTTACTACCTTTGTCTAACATATCACGTATATTTTTACGTGCAAATTCCGTGTCTGCTTCTACGGCATCAGTTGGTTCTATAACAACAGGTAATCTTTCTAACGGCTTCTCTTCAATAGGCTCAACATCAAAGATTTCCGATAAGTTTTGATTTAGTTTTTTCATGATAATGTATCAGGCCATTCTGTAATAGTTTCAACGTAACCAAAGTTAGCATTTGGTAATGATGATGTAGGATCAGGTTCAGTAATTACCGCAGCAGCGTTGACTGAATTGATGTCTAGCGTTGCTACATTGTATGATGCACCAGAATAATCACCAACAAGTGTATAGTATTTCTCAATGTACTTATTACCACCAGTGATAACAAGTGTACCTGTTGTGGTATTGCTGAAGTATTCTACTGTACCAACAAATCCATTTGCTGTGTCACGAATTGTTTCACCAGTCGTGAATACGTTGTTGCCATTTGCATAGTCAACATATACTTTCTGCAATTCTTTTGATGTAAGATCAATATTGATATTAGTGTTGGCAGCATTGATAACTTTACCAGTTTTGACAGGTGGCCAGATGAAACTCTTAGCAGTAAATGTCAAGTCCCATACAATAATTCTTGTTGTGCCATCCGACATACCACCTTCATATTCTACTGTAGATGCCACGGAATTGAGTATGATGGGTACAGTATACTTTTGATTCATTTGTGGTATAAAATCTACCACAACACTAAAATCTGGCGTAAAGAATGGTAAAATCTGTTCTAATATTTGTGTACCATCTTCTGTATTACGTACATAGATTGATAAACTAAACTCAAAGTTATATGGCACAGGTAAAAATTGTGTAGATACACCAGTGTTTGTTGCTGCTGCAAAGTTTTGTAATGTAGAAACTTGTTTACGAGTATTATCATACTCAAGGCTGTCAAGATTGAATGACATTCTTGGTATTACAGAGTTGACTGACTTGATAAGATTAGGGTCAGATGTAATCTGTGTTAGATATCTTTCTTTTGGTCCGTATGATAATGGTACTTTTAGTTTTTCTTTTGCTTGACCTGCTTGTGTGTAACGAACAATCTCCAAATCATTGAACATTGTACCAAATACAACCACCATCTTACGAATGGTGCGGTGATAGAATTGTGCGTTACCTAACATCAGGGTTCACCAAATGGGTTTACTTCAGTGAAGTCAATAATGCCATCACTTGCTGCTTCAATACGTGCATTGTCAATAATATCTTCAAATGCATTGTTCTGTGTCGGTGCATCGGATGCCAATATCACAGTCCATTGTGCTGAACTTGTATTACCTTTGACGTTTGCTGATGATGTAAAGTCACCTTGCATACGGTAAACATCAATGTATGCATTTGGTTGGAAATCATATACCAATGCTTGCGCTGTTGCTGTAGACAATGAAGAACCTTGATATACAATCTCATCATTTACAAACTTACCTGCGCCTGAACCTAATGAGATACGAATCTTGTTATAGTAACCACGAATGTTGTTATCAATATCTTTTACACCAGTATCAATAATCTCATTTGAGAAATAGAACTGTTTCATTCTCAAAGCATAGAGGTATACATTACCACCACGACCACGACCTAATGTATAGAACATTGCTTGAGAGTTTTCATTCTCAACATAAGTGATTTCAAAGAAACCATTTAGCAATGGTACATAGATTAGATCGCCTTCACGTGGTCTTGTGTAACCGTTTACAGCATATCTGAAACGTAAACGTGAAACAAGCATCGTCATTTCATCACGAATCTCTAAGCCAAACTTGGAAATAAAATCTTGTTCACCGTCATAGCCATTGACGTTTTCCAAATACATTTCAATTGGATGTGCTGTGCGATATTCTTTTAGGCTATCTTCACCGAACAAATAGTCTACTTCATCACGTGTTGTACGTGGTAAATAGTATACATCAAGACCATAAATCTTGAGTGATTCAATTACCAAATCTTCAACAAGCAATTGTTCCGATGTTATAGGAGCATCTGCAAGTCGGCTTGGAAAATTATTGAAATAGAAATTGGTGCTAATTTTATACTCCGTTATCCTGTAAAGATTTCGGATGGTAGTGAACCCATCATGTACATCTCTTCTTCCATTTTATCTAATTCTTCTGTTGCTTCATCATAAATCTTTTGACCATTCAGTGTGACACCACCTGGCATTTGAATGCCCTCAAACTTTTTCAAGTTGTTGCCCCACTGTTGTTTGATTTTTGCAGTGGCATATTTCTTGAGGAAACGGTCGTTCCATACGTCAGTAATACCAGCAATTGAAATGGAAGACTTGCTATGTGTCAATGTTGGTGGACCTATCAATGTAATTCTTGTCGGTGAATCAATAGAACCAACTTGTTTTGATTCAGCACCAACGTTTATAAAATCAAACGGTACAATTTCTTGATCAAACTTTGTGCCGTAACCTGTAATTGTGTTTGATGATGGATCACCTGTTACTGTACCAGTCAGTGTCACTGTATCTGGTTTCAATACACGATAGCATTCAATAACAACAAAGTCGCCTGGCTCTACATCTCTTGTCCAATCAATGTCCAAGAACACTTTGTTTTGATGACGATTGAAACGGAATTGTGGTGTACCAGAGAACAGCAGATTCAATGTGCGAAGGTGTTGCATCGTGATTTCATATGACACATACGATACCGATGTGAAGTCATACAAATCATGCAGACGTAATTGATAACGGAGATCAAACATATTGATTGATGCGTTTGATTGGTCAAATGGAAAAATGCCTGTGACAAACTGCACGGCATCTGGACAATAAATCCATTGACGGTCAATATCTGCTTGTGTGATGATATGTTTCATGAACAGTTTTTCTGTTCCGTCATAGTGATAATCACGCCAAAAAGATAATGCATCGTCAATGCGATCATCAACTTGATCATCATCAACATTGATTTCAATCACTGGCCAACCAAGTCGGCGTAAGCAGTAATCTTTGAATTGTTGTCTTGTGTTTATTGCCATTTTTACATTCCACCGAATAAGAAAGCATCATCAAAAATATCAGGCGGTGATACAATATTATTTCCACTTACAGCATTATTTGCGATTAGATTACCAGTAACCGATCTGTTAACAATATTATTAGTGCTAATAGAAGTCGGTCCAATTGTATTACCAATTACGGCACCAGTTTGTATTAATCCTGTTCGAACTCTTTGTATCATTTTATCCTATACCAAAAATGGAATTTGAACTTAATACGGTGTAAGCATTCGCAGCTACTTTAATTGTAACAAATGAATATACATCTATAAATGGATTTACTATACCTGTTGCAAATGCTGGTTTTGAATTTCCCAGATATCTTGTATTTGCTGATTGATAAACTCCATCAATAGAAACATTTGCTGAATACTGATTTACATTCTGAGATATTAAAAATACCGTAGAGATTGATTGACCGGGACTTAGCAGTTGATCTAATCTTGTTGAAGAACTAGCACGAAGATTGAATGTCAAATTAGCATTTGGAAATCTTGTTAGATAATATACAGTTGCTTCTAATAAATCAATGTTGACATTACCACCGGTTGGTCCTGGAATTATTTTTCCTTGTTCAATTAAACGTGTAAGAGGAGCAATTTTAGATGCCGAGATACCACTCTCTGCAATTGCGGAACCATTTACAGCATTAGGTAAAAAGTTTACATTAACACCAATGTTTAATGTATTGGATGCGGGATTGAACGACAGATTACGATTGACGTACTCTGCCGTTGTTTTTCCAGAAATCGCAGGCTGCAAACCTATATAGTGAGTTGTTGCATCACTAACGGTTTGCAGTATGGGTAATGTAGTAACAGTTTGCATTTATGCTTGTGCTTCTGTCCATGATAATCGTGAGAACACTGATGCTGCCGCAGTGCCTACATTACGTGCAACAATTGTCACTATATCTGGTCCATCTGGATAGAAACCTCTTGTTGGATCATTAGTGCCTCCACCAAGAATACTGTTACCAAGATCACGAACCAAATCAAGTTCAACAGATGTTGTAGTTAAATTGGTTGAACCACCAGCTGAGTTTGTAAAGAAAGCGTAAATAACTTCACCGTTTTCAATTCTTGTGTTTACAGCATGATTTACATACTGTGCAAGACTTGAGCCACCAACGTTTGTCCAAACTGGCGCAGCATTTGCAGTAGAAGAATTAAGCATAATTTCAATTAAGAATTGTCCACCCGATAGAACACCTAATTGACGTAATGTCATTTGCATACGGTTAACAACTTCACGATCACCTAATGCGTTACCACCAACACCGTTATTCACTGCCGGAGAAATACGGAAACTTTGAAGAGCCATACGCTGACCTGGTGGTACAGATTGCGCTGCTCTCATACCTTGTGTAAACACGAACGATTTATCGTCATCATAACGACCATCCATGATAACTGAAGTGCCCCAATGAGCAATACGTGGAGCATATCCAGGAGCATGTAACTCAGTGTATGTTGGAGAAGTAGCACTATATGTAAACGTTTGAGCAACATTACCCATAGGAATAAATGTTACTGTACCAGTTCCACTGATCTGTGGTGCTTGTGAAAGTTGAATTGAGACATTAGGATTAATACTTGCAACTTGAGCAACTTGTGGAATATTTGCACTTTGTACGAACATACCAACTTGAATACCCGTTGTTGATTGACCAGGAACAAGATTCAAAGTTGAGTTTGAAGTATTCATAAAACAGTTAATTGTATTACCTTGCTGACCACGAACTACATTATTGAATGTCCAACCTGTTGGTGAACTATTAGTTACACCATCATAGTTTACAAACTCACTTAAACCCGCACCGTTTGTGATCCATAGTATTCCAGCTGTAGGAAATGCTGAAGCATTTGCAACATTAATTGATGTATCTCCAGGTTGAATTGTTGCTTGAACTTTTGTTTTAGGTGCAAAAGTGTTTGTTTCATAACGACCGGGTAAGTTACCAGAACGCATATACGCTTCATAATTAACATTATTATTTACCATTTTATGGCAGTAAATAATATTACCGTCCGTTGCTCTAAAACCCCAACGAACAAAACCAGCACCATACCAAGAATAATCTAGATAGAACATCTGCATCTTACGAAGATCAAGATTGAATCCTGAAGGACCGGTACCATCACAACGATCTAGATTCCATTGAGATTGAGGAATCTTCGTATCAATTGTTTTAGCAGCAACCGCTTGTAAAATTTGTGTATTACCTCTATATGCAGGTGAAACATGTAGTCTCGTATCAGAATTAATTTCAATGACACGATATGACATACCTTTAATTACAATATAATCACCAACGTCAAGTTCGGTTGAGAACTTGGTTGTTATACCGTTAACAGTTACGCCATCAATTTGAGTATTGGCAACGTTTGCACTAATAAAACCCGATAACTGTCTTGTAGATGAACGACGAACAGCATTCAGTTGTTGACCATCATACTCAAAGAAAATACCATTTTGATCATCAAACATACCCACACGATTTTGAGCACCATACCAACCATTAACAGACAAGAAGTATAAACCTGATGCTGTTGCAGAAGAAGGTGTACTGTTTGCAACATAACGAAGAGTATATGGATCTAAAACTTCTAAAATGTTAAACGTTCCATTATATGCGGTTTCATTACAGTTACTAATTGTGATTGAAGTATTTGTATCCAAGTAATGAGGCTCTTTTGTTTTTACTGTTACAACTGCACCAGAACTTGTCAGACTGTCCAGACGAATTGAAGGTTTCATCAATGTACCAGTGGACATTTGAATTCCTTTACCAGACTGATAACGGAAGTAACGGCGTGTTTGACGAATCAACTGATTGTTATGACCTTCTGCTGCTGTGCTAAATTCAACACCACCATCATATGCACGGTGAATTACAGTTGAACGACCTGAAGAGAATAGATTAGCAAAACCACCAGAACCAATACCTGAAGCACTTACAGGAGCAACGTTAGCATCAATACGGAACATTGTATTGGAATAAACACCAGTTACGGTAAAAGTTCCATTAGGTGCACCTGATGTTGCTGCTGTGGTACCTTGCAGAATGATTTCATTACCAATTGAAATACCATGAGGTTGTGCTGTTCTTACAATACCATTCGCAAAAGTACCAGTAAAGTTGATATTAGAAATAGCAATGTTTGAACGTGTGAAAATAGAACCGTTAGCAACTTGTGATACGCCTGGAATATTAATATTTAAACCAGTAGTTACACCTAACGTTGCTTGATAACGTTGTTTTGCTGTATATCTAAATGCCAGACCAGAAACAACAGCATCAACAACATATGTTCCATCAGCAGGACCCCAAGCCGTATCAGTAACAAAAATTGGAGTATTAACAACTGGTGGATTTGGCGTATATACTGTAACGAAACTTGAGTTTGAGTTTACAGTAATTGACGTAACATTAATTGGACCACCAATAGAAATGTCGGCGTTAGCTGCCACATTCGCATATGCAAATGCTCTGTTATTTACCAAAGAAAGTGTTTCCCATTTTGTAGCCTGAGTAGAATATTCAAAGTCGGTATCAATCAAAGACTGTGGTTGTGAAACACGGAACTTATTAACAGGATCAGTGTAGAGTTCCGAAGGCTTAAAAGTCTCTTCAAACTCATCAATAACGACTTGTAGATCATCCGTAGAGGACATTGCTGTTGTATTATACTGAAGAACTACAGTCGTTGTCGCAGCACCAGTTATTGTATTTTGTGCTACGGCATGAGAAGTTAATTTCAGATTCGGATCTGAAAAATTGTATATTACCTGATTCGTAGTGACGTTTGTAATCAAAACAAAACGTTCACGTGGAATCACCTGATTAAACACAATCGTTCTAGAAGAAGGTGTGAACGAGTAATATGTGTCTATAATTGCTTTTCTAGCCATTTTGACTCCAAAATATTGGGAAGTGTTAGTTTTTTAAAATCTCTACTATTTAGCATTAATAACCCATTAGAACATCCGTTGGCCTAAATGGGTAAACTTTAGCATTTGCTGCTGGTGTGCCAGGAATTGCACGAATCATTACATCTGATCCTGCTGGTGGTGGATCAGCAAACTTTACACCTCCACCACTATCTAGTGTATAGCCTTTTGCTGCCGATGAAACATAACTTAACCATACAGATTCATATGTGTTAGCATATGCTGACTGTAACAAGCCATTTATAGAAATCATTAGATTCCAAGGACTTGGGACAGAAACATTGGATGTATTATATGTCAATGGAAATATGGTAGTAATTCCATCTGTGGTATAAGAAATGTCATCTAAATCATAAACATAAATGCCAATACTTGACGCAAAATTGTTTGCTGTAATTGAATTATTGGCTATTCTAGCACTGGTAATTTGTTGGTCAAATGTTACTGTATTTGCAGAAAGCAAATATGGATTTACTGCCGTATAGAAAGTTGATACACGAACTAGTTCACCATTTGCAGGGAAAGCATCAAATGTAATTGTGTTTGCTGAAGTATTGATTGTGTAAGCAGATAATGGTTGTGTGATACCATCAATTGTTACTGTCAATACTTCAGGTGATGATGGATAAAATGGTAAACCAAATGTAATTGTGTTACCGTTTGCTGTTGTTTCATATACAGATACAGTAACATTTGGATTCGGTAACAGTACAATATTTTGTAGACCAGTTACACGAATGATTTCGCCAGCGGGTGGTGGTGCATCAAAGGAAATTGTAGAGTTAGATGGTTGAATTGCATAATCAATACCATCTGTTTGAACGATACCACCAATAGAAACAAATACCGCAGCGTTTGAACCGGCAGGAATAAATCCTAAATTATAAGTTGACTCTGTTCCTGTAGCAACTGTAGTGAATGTTTGTAATGATACATTTGGTGAAACTGCGTTTGCGGTAAACTGTCTTGTACCATCAGAGAATTGAATATAGTTGTTTGTCGTAACATTTGCGACTTGTAGATTCGCATCAATCACAACATTTGCGGTAACAGTACCACCAAGATTTGCATTTAATGAATTGTTAGCACGAATAAACGCTGCATTAGCGGTATCATATGCAGGTTGTACTTGCGGGAATACATTATTAGCAGCATTGAACGCAGATTGTGCATGAACTATTGCAGCATTTGCTTGTATGAATCCTGAATTAGCATGAATAAATGCAGCATTAGCGGTATCATATGCAGGTTGTACCTGTGGTGCAACATTGTTTGCCGAAGCAAACGCCGCATTAGCATGATCATACGCTGCATTTGCTTGCGTTGTTGTTGCATTTGCTACGATGAATACAGCATTTGCTTGATTGTATGATGCATTCGCTTGTATAAATCCAGAGTTAGCATGGAAGAATGCAGAGTTTGCTTGCACAAATCCAGAGTTTGCATGATCAAATGCAGCATTGGCTTGAATTGTCGTAGCATTGGCAACAATAAATGCAGCATTTGCATAATTACCTGATGCTACTGCTTTACCATCAGTAACATTTGCGGCAACATAACCAGCATTTGCATGGTGGAATGCTGATTGTGCATGTAGGATTGCATCATTTGCTTGTATGAATGCTGCATTAGCGGTATGAAATGCGGGTTGTACTTGCGGAAATACATTGTTAGCAGCAGCAAA